GTGGAAAAAGGTCTTTTTAGGATCTTTAGCAGGTAAAAGTCTTACGGTGTAAGTATTACCTGGCTCTGTCTTAAGGATCTCAGAAAGACCCGTATTGCTACTCTCTTGTGCTAGTGCACCTTTGATACTTTGGAATATTGAACTATTAATCATGTTTGTCATAAATTATCTCTCTATTATACAGTTGTTTGTAAAGAAGTCAACTTATCATATATAGCTGTACAAAGTTTTTTTGCTTTGCTGCTACTATAATATTTTGTTCTATAAAAATTAAGGTTTGTAAATGTGTCTCCAAAAGTAAACTCTTTTATTTCACTATCGTAAGACTTTATAACTTTATCAAAATTAGGAAAAATAAACAAAGCATAAACAATAACATTTCTCGACTTAACATGCATCAAGAAACTATGCCATTGGCTATTTGGTTCCTTATAATTGATATAATCAGACATTTTAATGTTTTTACTTTTACAAAAATTGTAGATATACAAAAAGCTATCTTTTATTTTTAAAATTGTTTGTGTATGGTCTGGGTTATCCGGTAAAAATTTAGTTTCGTATATTGTATACGCTTTAATTGCTTTTTGAGATGTAAAATACTTTATATCAAAAAACTTTTCATTATGTACAAAGTACGGAGCCTCAAAAAAGTCTTTTATATTAATGTTATCAAACTTATTAAAAAAATAAGCTAACTTAGCAACTGTTGCATACTCTTCTTTCTCTTCAAAACCTGAAAAGTCCTTTCTATAACGGAAAGGTTGGCCATTTAACTTACGAGATGTTTCAAGGTAACAGTTGTAAATATATTGCTCTTGTTGAGTCACACTATATTTTATAAAAGTTCCTAAAATATTTTCCCTTTATTAATAATTTTAGTAATGTACTTGCTTTTAGTTATTGAAGGCTCAAAAATTATAAATTTTCTAAGAGCTTCAAAATCACTTGGTTCAGAAATAGTAACTTTATATAGCTTTCTTAGCTTTTCATCTTGTAAAATTTTCGTAAAAATTGTAGCAAAATTTATCTTCTTACCGTAATACAAAAAGCAAAATGTACAAAAACTGTAAAACGAATGTACCAATTCCTTATCTTCTATTAAAAGATGAGGCGAACGGTTCGTTGTACTCTCATTGATCATCATGGCTTTATAAACTTATTTACAAAGCCTTTTTCTATATCAACTTTTATTACTAAGCATTGCTAACGTATTTGTTATACTTGACTGATCTCCTAACGTAGATAATGAGTCATCTTCCGATACCGTTAATGTATTATAGTCTAATCTCATTGTAGTTACGCCATGATTTAAACCAAACCTGTTTTTCATCATACCTAACTTAACTACACCTAATTCTTTATCTTCTTCGTCTTGGAAGATACTAACAATAACGTCTGCTGTTGCAGCTAAACCAATACTTTCACCAATAGTTTCTAATCCAGGGCTATTAGTATTATAGCCACTTCTATTTAACTGGGTTGCTGTAATAAAAGGGCAATTAAACACATATGTAAGAGCTCTTACTTGTTCAGTTGCATATTTTACCCTTTCATAACTATTATTACCTAAAGTACTCTTAACCAAATTAATATAATCTAATACAACAGCATCAATTTTAATACCTTTATTAACTAAATTTTTAATAAACCCTTGAATTTGACTTGGTGTAATAGTACTAGGAGGAAACTCTTTAATTAATATTCTACAACCAGGACTATTTTTACTAATCTCTTCAATTTGCTGTTTTAATGTAACGCTTTCAGTTTTTAAATCTCTAATAGGTATTTTAGTTATATTAGACGATAAACGTTTTGCGTAAATTAACTCACTCATTTCTAACGTTATGAGTAATACTGTCTTATTCTGACTTGCAATATTTGAAGCTATGTTACCTAAAAATATGGACTTACCAACATTAGTTTCACCTGCAAAAATATACAACGCTCTACCTTTTTGTAAAAACCCACCGTCAAGTTTATTATCTAGCCACTTCCATCTACTTGGTATAGTAGGTTGCTCAGTATTAAGGTCTTCTATAACCTTACCAAAGTCATTAAACAAATCTAAACCAATATCAGTCTTTAAATTAATATTACAACTCTTTTCAAATTTATCTAAAATAAAACTTGTATCTATTTTACCAGATGATACATCTTCAGCAACATCTAACATCGTATTATAGATTGCCTTTTCTTTAATATACCTTTCAGTATTTTCTATTAACTGATCTTCATTAAAGTTTTTATCTATATTAGTAAAATTACGAATAACAGTTTTAAAAGCCTCCTTTACATCTTCAGTGTTAATGTAAGTTTTTAATTCTGTAATAGTTGGTACATTATTAGTTTTTAAATAAAATGCTTTTATTGTACTGAATATAGTTCTTACGTTTTTATCTTTGAAAAATTCAGGCTTAACATGATCTACTATGTTAGCTAGATACCTTTCGTCCGTAAGAGACTTATACACAAGTATATTCTCGAACTCATCTAAATTGAGTTTTAATTCCATATTTTTACCTATTATAAGATATTACCCTTAAACAGTCAACGTCTTATTTGCGTATTTGTTATACTTTTCTAAAAAGTATTGTTGTCCTTGCTTCCATTCCTTACTCATGCTACGTAAACCAGGTGAGTTATGAATAATAGGAACATCACCAATGCCTACTTTAAGTCTGCTGAGGCTACAATCTAATGAAAACATTAAATCGTAAAAGTGAAACTTTGCTGGGTTCTTTTCGTCAAATCTGACCGTACCGGGAAGTTTTTCCAAATTAACCCCCATAAACACACCATCAAACATTACTACCTTACTTGGTAATTGACCAAATGATGTGTAAGCATATTGAGATTCATCTAGTCCGTGAGCTACGCAGCCTCTTAAATTTTCACGATCAGACATTAAATGCCACAGTACTGGCTCTTTAATTGTAACTGCTGAATTACCAGCTAACCCATACACGTCAAACATTTCTGCATAGTGGCGAATACGTCTTTCAAAGTCACTGCAATTAATGTAAACGTCATCATGGACAAATACTGCTAACTTAGTACCGGTAGCATTACATATGTCAATACCTTCATTATATATCTCAGCTAATGAATGTTTATTATTACCAAAAAATATTACATTATTAGTAGTGATACAGTGAGCTGCTAATGATTTATAGATTAAAGTTTGTTCTAACTTTTCTTTTTGTGATGCTACAATAATTTTGTATGTCATGTTCATTTAAATTCTTTTCTATCGTCTAATTCAGGTTTATTTTTTTCTGTCCACATAGCACCCATTACATTCCACAGTACTGCAGCTAAATGGTCTTCATCTGTTTCTCCCACCCACCATTTCATTAAATGTCTTTGAGCACTGTCATAGAAAACAGAAGATTTCATACCGTGCTTCCAATTGTCAAACCCGTACTTCTCACCTCCCTTACGGTAATGTTGCATTAAACGTACAAATTCTTCTGTTGGTATTAAACTCATTCTTGGTTTACCAACATCAGCGTCTCTTTGAGCTCCTGTATCAAATTTTCTGTTTTGCATTTTTTAAAATACTTTCAATTGACTGTTCAAAGTTTAAATCATTTGTACCAAACTCATTTTTATGAATTGTAAATTGGTAATCAAATAATTTTTTATAAAAATGTACACCGTCACTATTTTCTTCTGAGTTTACAAAATAGTTATCACATTTATCTTTGTAATCTTTTAATGCTTTTATTGTAAGCTTTTTAGCAATGCCTTGCTTTCTGTGATTCTTTGATGTAACAATATAATATGTTTTTAAAGTACCTGGAGCTTTTGTATTAATTGAAAATGCATGTAGCCCAATAATTTCCTTGCCTTGCATATAAACTTGTATTGGTTGCATACACCACCATAATCTACTCTCCCACAAATACCCAAACGTATTCAATATAAACGAGTCTGTATTTTTGTATACAAACTCCATTAGTTTCATTTTTTCTTCAACTGTCGTTGGTTGTAAATATTTTATCATAATTCTAAAAATGGGGAGTTAACTTTAAACTTTTCTACTGGTTTTATACCTCTTTTATTATACTTGTACACAACACCTTCTTTTAATTCCTTATAGCCTTTACCTTTAGCTGAAGAAAAGCTATTCTTATCAAAGAATAATGTGCTACCTTGTCTTGCTAAGTAAATGTTCATTGTATTTGTGTTCACTATCCATAATCCAAATGTTCCTTCTAGAAGTTCTAACACATATGCAATTAAATTAGCTTCTTTCTCAGTAGTGTTAGCACTATCAAACGTTTTCTCAAAGTGTGATAGTAAAGCTGGTATAATGCTGCTATCCACTAAGTTAGGATGGTCTGGAATATAGTCTTTTTTTAGTTGATTAAAGTTAGTTAACACGCCATTATGTGCAACTATCCAATTATCACACACAAAAGGATGGCTATTATGTTCTTTCCACTTTCTTTCACTAGATGTAGGTGCTTGATTGTGGCCTAAAAATACAAAGCCTTTCTTTGGTAGCTTAATCTCATCCCAATCAAATGACCCTTCAGTCTTTTGATAGTCGTATTCTTTACCACTATAGTAAAAGATACCAGAAGCAAAGTTACCTCTAACTTTGTTAGCTTGATCTAGTATTTCAAACTTACTAGCACTTATGGCTCCATAAATCCCACACATCGTAACTATATTATAAAGTAAAATAACCAAAAATCAATAAATAATACTATAATGAACAGCTTATTCACGTCTAGTTGGGCAAAAAACGTTAAACCTAATGCTACTGCATTATGGAATGAAGAATTTAAAGAGTTAGTTAACGAAGGTACGAGAGGACGTGCTGCACACCCTGCTTATGCAAAGTTAATGGGTATGAAAAGTGTGCAAGAACTAAAAGGTACCATGACTCCGAGGTACTTTGCAACGAAAGTATTAAGACAGATTGAAAAAGACCATCCAGGTGAAAAGATTGAAGACATTATTGCTAACATTACTGATGAAGACATTACATCCATGATGAATGTTGCAGCTAATATGTCAAGAAAGCTTCAAATGAAGCCAGACATTAAATTTAATGCTCAAAAAGCAGAAAAAAGTGCCCCAGCAAAACAAAGATTTGAAAAAGGTAAAGATCAAGTAGATACTTTACAGAAAAATATTGATCCAAACGCACATTTCAAGTATGAAGGTGATGTAGGTAGTAATACAGTATATTCTGCTAACCATAACGGTTTGCGTTTTAGAGTGACAGTAAAGAATGGTACAGGTAAAGATATGTCCCTTGGAGATATTTTAAAAGCACACGTGCTTTCTTTACAAGTTGAAGATCCAACCAGTCAAACTACAGTAGAAGGTCCTCAAACTGATCCAGATTGGGAGTCAAAATTAGGTTCACATAAACGTCATAAATTAGTTGCTGACTACCCACATGAAGGTGCTAAAGAAGGTGAAGATTGGAATGAACCTGATCCAGAAGAGACGGGTGGCATCAATGCAAAACGTGAAGACGAAGAAGAAGATGCAGAAGAATCTATGGTGAAATTAGAAATAGATAACAGCGTATTTCCTTATTCTATACATGATATAGCAAACATGGCTAAACAGCATGGTCTTCATTTAGAATATTTGTCAGACTCTTGTGATTTAGCTGCTTCTGATTTAAATTGTTATTATAAAGTAGGTATTTCAGGAGATTCTCAAAAAGTACAAGCTTTAGCTAATGAATTAATGGCTGAAGAAGGTATTGAAGAAGCAAATGAAGAAGATATCAATAATGTACCACCAGATGGTAAAGCAATGAAATTTCCAGGTTCAGGTAATGAAGAAGACAATGAAGAACCTGTGACGAAATTATCATCACAGGCTCAACAAAGGGAAATGTTCAATCAAATGATGTACAAACGTAGAAGAATGATTGAAATTCAGCGTAGAAACGACTTAGGGTACTAATTTACACTTATTCTTAAGGTAAATATCGTTTATCTTAGTTTGTTGTACGTATTGAATAGGGTCTCTATAACCTGCTTCAATAAAACCACGTAATCTTAAACTACTTGATGGTGTTTCTGCATCTGCTAAACCATCTTCTCTATTGGAATAACAGGTCCAAGTCTGTCCAAACGGTACACCCAACCTAACCCCCTCCAAAACTATGTCTTTCTTTGACATAGTAATAAGTGGAGCCTCTATCTTTATCTTAGATTTACGATTAAGTGATACGAGGTTGTTAACTGACTGTATGAATTCTTCACTTCCATCCCAGTAACCAGCTAAGGAATCAGCTTGAGCAGCACCATACCATACTGTATCACAGTCATTTGACTCTGCATAAGCACATGCAATTGATAAAAACATGGTATTCCTAAACGGTACATATGATATAGGTTGTGCATCTCCTGCCATTTCTTTAATTTTAGGATTATCTATATCAGTATTAGTTAGAGAACTCTTAGTTGCTATTGATTTAATATAGCCTACGTTAAGGGTCTTAGTAGTAATGTTAACTGGTTTACCTTTTGTGTACTTATTCTTTATACTATCTGTTTGTAACTTAATACATTCAAGTTCACGCTTATGTCTTTGTCCATAATCAAACGATAATAAATGTATATCTCTATAACCCTTATCAGCTGCCATATGCAATAGCACTGACGAATCCATTCCACCGCTAAATGATATTACTAATTTGTGACTCATATGTTATTGTACTTCAACACTACATTTACGTGTCTCTTCAATATTAACCTTAACCAATTTTACATTAGTTCCAGCTAGCTGTTGTGGCCCAATTACGTTAATTAAGTACTGGCCCATGTTTTCTGCAGTTGGATTGAAGTTTACAACTACCGTACCTTCTGGGTCTAGTTCTTTTAATGTTGGAGCAAACGGGTCTTTTTCCCAAATTAGGAATTTATGGTCCCAATTTACCTCCAACCATATAACGAACTTGTCTTTAATACCAGAAAAGTCCATTACTCTACCAACTGTATCTAACTGATCAGCCTCTACTGTTAAATAGATTCGATAATTATGACCATGTAAGTGTGCGCACTTAGATTCATGGCCATAGACACGATGACCTGTAGAGAAATCGTGGTATCTTGTTGCTGTTATCTTATTCATATAGAAATTATATCATTGTTCCTCTACTTCATCAGGAACTTCTTCCTCTTTATTAGTATTGCTACCGTATTTCCATTCTGTTTTAATTTTCTCTTCAATGCCAGGTACGATAGTCTTATCCCAAAGGTCATAATCGTTCTTCCACTTGGAATAATAACCTAATTTCGTACCGTCTGGTAATTGATAAGTGCTACCAGTTTGTACTACTACACCAAACCCTGTAGCTAACTCTAATAATCCGTAGTACTTGTTAAGACCATTTTCAAAACTCAAGTACATTTCACCTTCTAGGTATTGCTTGCAGAATCTATTCTTAGCTGTTAATGCTCTTAACACAACCCCTGAGTAACTCTTCTGACCCACTGCAAGCTTATCATCTAAATCTTTGTCTTCCTTCATTGGCTTTCTAGCTAATTGAAGGGTAACTGATGGTAAATAGACTGCTGCTCTACCACCTGGCATATCTTTCACTAATGAAGGAAACATTGCTGATGGATCATCAAATATATGATTAGTTACTAGTATAGTTGTCTTTGTAACTGCAGCTAATTGTGTACAAGTTCTTAATAATGACTTGACTGCCTTTGCTCTACTACCCATATCTGCACTTGTAGAGCTCTTTTCCATTCTACCTAATTGCAATTCACTTTCCATGTTACCTAACGAGTCAATTGCAATAATAAATTTACCTACTTGACCTTTTTCTTTTGCTTTAGTTAAGAAATTGTAAATGGTGTTACGACATTCTTCAATACTAAATGTAGGTACGTACTTTACTTTTGAAGTATCTAAACCTAATGCAGCTGCACCGTCTTTATCAATTGCATTCTCACTATCAAATATGACCGGTATCAAGCCTTCTTTTTGAGCATTTGCTAAAATCTTTTGAACAATAAAAGACTTACCTGTCATTGATGGTCCAGCTAACATTGTTAATCTGCCTTTAGGAATACCACCAAATAAAGAACCGGATACAATGCCATTTAAGACCATTGATCCGGTATCAATCCAACCATCGACTGTTGAAAGAGCCCCATCGTTCAAAAACGATGCATATGGGTTACTCTTATCTATCTCACCTAAAATTTCGTTTATGTCTTTGTCCATACACCTATTATAAATGGTGTATGGACGAAATCAATAAACTATTTTAGTTTTTAGGTACAGGAATATCCATTATCTTTTTTGTTTCAACAAGCACATTAAGAGCTTTTGGATTCTTATCCTTAGCTTCAATAATATGATCTCTCCACATTAGGAATACTCTGCGAATTTTTTCTAACTCTTTGTCTGCTAATCTATTATCACCTTTATCCGTACCATTAATGACACGGGTTAAAGCACTAATAGCACCAGAAATACCATCTGCTTGACCACGTTTAAACTCCTTTGGGTTGTTTAAGTAGCTGTTGTTTTGATTTTGTGTTGTTGCCATAAATTAATCCTCAAATAGTTTGATTACTTCTGGCTTTGCACCTGCTGCTGGTGCAGCAGCTACTGGTTTAGCTGTATTAGCATTTTCAATAATCTTATCATATTGAGAAGTAATTCTAGCATCAACATTAAAATCAAGACCAATTGCAACATTTGCCTTATTGTATCTATATGTAAAGTTTCTTAGATTCTTTTCATCAGATGCAATAAATTCTGCTAAGAATAGCGGAATAAGTTGGACTTGGAATTGACCATTTTGTGGCTGTACTGTAATCATTACAGGGTTCAAAATGTCAACTGTTTCTGCTGTCTCATCTGCAAGAACACCTAAAATGTTCCTTCCTGTGTTATCAATAATAGTTACGTAAGTATTGCTCATGATAGTATTTTATAGTTATAACGTTTAAAATCAAGCAAATAACTCAAATAAGTTAGTTTGTACTAAATTACCAGGTTTTTGAGCTGACCAGTTAACGTTTTCATAAAACCTTTCAACAACGGAAAAGATATGACTTTCAAACATTGTCTCATAATCAGCTTCAAATAACTTTTTAAACTCTTCTGGATAGTAATATTTGTAGCCAATAGCCTGTATGTTGTACTTGTTTGGTTGTGCAAGGTAGAAGTACCGTACTTTATCCCCGGAACTTATCTTTTCGTACTTGTTACTTAGTTTAAATTTATCTAAGAGTATATTATAGTAGTAAGCAGCTTTTACGTGGCAAGGCATACCCTTTGCAGTTGTAAATCCATCACACTGACCAGCAAACTTTTCATAGCCTTTAATGCCAGACACTAGTGCAATGTCTTCAACTGTCAACGTCTTGAATATTTCATACGTCTCATTGATAAGCTTGTTTGTATTGCCAATGTTTTGTGTTAATAACATTGTCTCAATAATACGTTTTACGTAAGGTTTAACTGCTTTAGGCATTGTACTTCTTAC